CCTGCGCCAAGAGAGGTTTTGTAGAATATATCTCTAAACTGCTTGTCATATCTAGCCATTATCTACTCTTTCGCACGGTAAGAACTTTTATTAAAGATTTACCGTACCTATTTTTTTTAGTTTCAATTCCTAAAATGTCGTAATATTGTGAGCTTATGTTTACTCTATTATCACTTGTGACTGTGACGCTTGCGGGAATAAACAACTCAAATTGATCCATTAATAATTCTGTTTGATCTTCGTCTTCAGCGCTATTAATTAAAACTAATCTACCTTTAGTTGTACTTGCGCTAGCCCAAGACGAACTTTGTAGCCCTCTATCGTCAACAGTATTTGATGATATAGACTCAATAGTTATATCTTCTTTTAAAAGGTTGTTGTAATTGTAAGACATACAATCACTTTAGTTTATATGTCTTGGTTTTTAAGTTTTTCCCTTAAGGCGTCCATAGCCTCTTTTTGCATTTGTATTTTTAAAATTCTATCACTTGGTTGTCTTTTGCATAATTTACAAATTTTTTGTCTTCCGTCTTTATATTTTTGTGATCGGGAAAAAGATTTTATGTCAAGTGTTTCACCACATTTTCTACATTGCTTAGTATCAGGATTCCACTCTTTATCTTTTGCATATTTTTGTGCTTCTAAAACACCTAACCAAATAGCCGGATCTTCTTTCATCCAAGTCATAAATTTTTCTAAACCTATTGGTAGATCTTCATACAAAGCTCTTACGGTAAGTTTGTATTTACCATCTCTTATGCGATCAATTATTGTAATAGCTACTTTATGATCGATTGCAGAGATAGGCTCAAATCCTGCTTGTTCTCTTAATTGTCTAACTCTTTCGTGTGAACACTCCCACTCTCTAGCCCAATCACTCAAAGGCTTGTGAGGGTCAGCTTTAAATAATTCATAAGCTTTTTCTACATTAGGTACTTTTCTACTTGGCATCTTTTCTCTTTCTCGTAAGCCCTCTTTCTTTTCTTATTTTTCGACGCTCACGCTCTGATAGTCCTCCCCATATACCAAACTTTTCATTGTTAACTATTGAATATTCTAAACAATGTTCTTGTGCTTTACAGGAATTACATAATTCTTTTGCTTTTCGAGTGCTAGCACCCCTGTCTGGAAAAAATAGATCAGGATCTTCGCCTATGCAATTTGCATCTACCTGCCACCATAATTCTTGTAGTCTTAGTAGATTGCCTAGAGCTTCCTGTTTATAGTCCACTTCTCACCTCTAACGATTTCGTTGAATTGTTGATTTATGAACACTTCTTGCTCAACATTCTTTCTCGTGTATTCGTTAAGGTGTGCATGAAGCAAACCGTGATAATTTAGAAATCCAATAATCCAAGTGTAAGTTGCTAAATCTAGCACTAAACAAACACCTGTTTTTTATAAGGGGCTATAAGTAAACGATCGCTATCTTTCAGTAATGGACCGTCAAAATAGGCTAAAGGGTCATTGTATTGGACTTGCAAATCACCTATGCGTTCTTCAACTACTGTACTCATACTCGCCCCGTTCGTCGAGTCGCTCAAGTGAGTATCTACTGTACCGGTGTCGGCGTTTGAACTCACATTTAAACTCGACATCAGTATTCTTGCAGAAATTCTTGCGCTTGTAAACTTTATATCGTCGGGAATTGTTGAATAACCTGCATTGTAAACAACTGTTATATTTTTAGGTTTTGCACCTGACCAACGACCAAGTACTCGTTCTACCCTACCGTTAGAGTGAAATACAAAATCACTTTCATTACCTTCGGTTAAAGAATTACCATCTTCTGTAATTGAGGTTATAGAATTTACAGGAATATGTTTTAAATTTATTTCTCTATTGTTATCACCAAACAATACTTCAGTTTGATTAGACGCTTCTATATCATAACCTAGATATGTTTTGATAATTTGATCAGCAAAAGGTATTAAAGAGTTTGTGACTGTACTTTCAAGCGTAGTGCTTAAATCTACCCCTATGATACTTTCGACATCACTAACTGTGCAAAGAGCCATTTAGATCTCCTTACTTGCTAGATTTGTTCTCTTTAGGTTTTACTGCTTTTGTTTCTACTTCTTTTTTGGAACTTTTCTTAGCAGGTTTTTTCCAACCAATTTCTTTTAAATAGCTTTCAGGATAAGTTTTTCCTGCGCCACCAACTTTAGAAGCGTTAGATTTTGGAAGTTCAGCTTTAGGTCCTTCAAAGATTGACCCGTCGCCTAATACCCATAAGTCTTTTTCCAATTTAATGAATTTTTCTGCCATAATAAATCAATTCTACTTTCTTATTTCTTTTTTTTAGGTCTTTTACCGTATGGTTTCTTTTTTGGTTTTCCTCCGCCATAATGTCTTGGCATAATTTTCTCCTATCTTATAAAATATGGGGGCGCGTAGCCCCCATATTCTAAATACTAAACGCTATTAAGCGCTTGTGATCTTATGGAAAGCGGCTTGTCTGTAAACAGGGAAACCAACTCTCATAGTAGCTCTAATCACCATGATGTTCTTTGTAAAGTTCTCACCGTGACTATCGCTGACTGCGATGTCAATTCCTTGCCTCATTACGACATGTGCTGCTTCTCCACCGCCGAACTTACCAACTAGGATTGTTCCTTCGCTTATTGCGGTTGTAGGAACAACTTTTAATCCCCAAAGTTGGTTAGCAACGCCACCTGCATATCCACCGGCTTGGGTGAATACAGGAGCTTTAGCTGCATATCCTGCGGATGAAGTACCCGCAAAGTCCTCGTCTAATTGGAGCACAATTTGTGACCAATCGTTAGGGTGGATTACGATAGCATCTGGCTCTGTGAAAGCATTTACTCTAATATCGGTAATTGCTCCATAGACTGCACCAATTCTACCAAGACCTCCTGCGTAAGAGCCATAAGCTGTTGAGCCTACGGATGACTTACCGGCATCTAAGATACCTTCGAGGTTTGGTGATGTACCGTCACCAGCTAATAGCTGACTGTCTAGTCTTAATCTCATCATTGTTTGTAGTCTTGAGTTCAAATATCCCTCTAAACCAGAAACATCTTGCATTAACTCATCTGTGACAGGTATGTTAACACCTAGTTTTGAGATTGTTGCTGTTCTCTCGGTGAATGCTAATGCTGCTTCGCCAACTGCTGCAGCTTCTGCTGCTTCTGCGGCGTTATTTGTAAAGGTTGTTTCTTCCAAATATACAAACGCATTTTGGTCTGTTTGTATTTGGTCAAATAACCCAATAACTGCATTAGGATCACGAAGAGCTGTTTCTAAAATACCCGGTTGTCTTAATGACTCTGGTGGGTAGCCTGTTGTAGTCAAGTTTGTTTTGACTTCAAAAGGAACTGTGCTTTGAATATTCTTAGCACCATTTTCAACATAGCCTTTATAAGCTGCTGATTTTAGAACTTCTGCACCAAAAGATGAGCCTGTTGACTCTTCGGATGGTGTAGGTACGCTTGCTACTGCTTCGCCTGAAATGTCTAATTTAGACTTTGCTTCTGCAACTTTAAGATCATCTCTTAAACTTGCTAATGCTTCATTTCTTTCAATGACTGCATTTTTTTGTTCAGGGGTAGAAGGTCCCTCTTGAGCTTCGATTGTATCGAAAAGCCCTTTAAGTTCAGCAGACTCTTTAGCTATATCTTCACGAATTTTATTCACTTCGCTCATTTTTTTACTCCTAAATGTCTTCTGTAGTTTCTTCTATTTCAATATCGGTTAATATTGTTTCGGTTGCGATTCTTTGACTTTCTAGCCAAAGATCGTCTAACTCATTGTCTAATACTTCTTCAGTTGGTAATTCCGCTTCGTCAACAGGATCTTCCTCTTGTCTTTCCTCGTCGGTATCAACTTCTGGTTCTTCCGCAGGCTCTTCCTCGGGTTTAACCTCGGTTTCCTCTACGATTTCCTCAGCTTCTGCTACCGGCTCGTTAGATTCGATTACTTCCTCTTGTTGTACTTCGTCAACAACTTCTGTTGTGTCTTCCAATGCACCCTCCGTTCCAAATTCATCTACGAATTTGTCTATTTCATCAAAAGCGTCTTGTACGCTTTCTTGAACTGTCCTGAGAGCTTCAGTCGCCGAAACCCCCAACTTCCTACCATTCTTTGCTCTAAGTTCCCCAATGGA